GGAGAAGCAGAAATTGTAAAGTTGATTTTTCAATGGTATACAAAGGGAATTCTAAAAGAAGATGGCAGTTATGAACTTTTAGGGACAGCTCGTATTGCAGACAAGTTAAATTCTGAATATTCAATTAAACCCTTAGGTGGTGTTTGGACCATTCCAACAATATCTACCATGCTTAGAAACGAACATTATTTAGGATATATTGTTTTTGGGAAAAAGAAGCGAAAAAAGGTTGTTGAAAACGGAATTATCGTCGATAAATGGACACGTAACGAATCCTATGGACTATACAAAGGAAAGCATCCTGCTCTTGTATCTCAGGACACATTTAATTTGGCCCAGGAAAGATTATCTAGAAATCCAAGAAGACCTTCAAAAACGATAACCAATCCACTTGCCGGTGTAATAAAATGTGGTATGTGTGGAAGAAGTATGTATAGAAGACCTTACCAAAAAAGAGGTCAGTCCGCTTCACTAATATGCTCTGAAAAAACATGTCATAATGTGTCTTCTGCTTTTTACCTTGTTGAAGATGCTTTGTTAACTGCCATTAAGGAATGGATTGATGGATACGAAATAAAGGAAGAAGCAAACAAGTATGACACTTCTGTTTTGGAATCCAAGACAAAACTCTTGGAAGAACAGCAAAAGCAATTAATAACATATAAAAATCAGTTAACAAAAGTATTTGAAGCTTATGAAAACGGAATATATGATAGTGATACTTTTCTGAACCGACAAAAAACTGTTTCTGAAAGCATTTCTTCTACAGAGGAAGCAATTGTTAAGCTTAATAAAGAAATAGCAAATGAGAGAGAAATAATTAGCCATCAGGAAGAGATTATACCAAAGGCTAGAAAGATATTGGAAATCTATAAAACTTCTGATGATGTTCAATTGAAAAATGACTTAATGAAGTCTATTCTGGATAAGGTTGTGTATACCAAAACTGCCAACGGACACTTCAAAGACCAAAGACAAGATGATTTTAAGCTAGAGCTATTCCCGAAACTGCCCAAGAACAAAGGGAATTCTAGCGAATGA